ATATCGAAATAATGGGGAAGATGAATATTATATATACTTCTCTAAAGATACGGTCTTAAAAGCATCCCAAATGTATTTGACAAAAGGCAATCAAAACAATTCAACATTAGAACACCAACATTCATTAAGTGGTTTAAGTTTAGTTGAATCTTGGCTTGTTGAAGATGAAGTACACGACAAGTCAAGAAAATATGGTATGAATGTACCTGTAGGAACTTGGATGGGAGCTGTAAAAGTCAACAATGATGAAGTCTGGAATGACTATGTAAAAACAGGTAAAGTAAAAGGGTTTTCAATAGAAGGTTACTTTGCAGATAAAATGGAACGACCTAAAGAATCAATAAAAGAAGATATGTCAGAAAAACAAGCAGACCTATTATTAAGTCAAATAGAAAAAATAGTTAAAGGAGAAAAAGTTGAATTAAGAAATATATCACAAATTAAAAAACAAATTTCTTACATTAAAAATGTAGAAAATGATGCAGATAAAATATTTACTAAATTTCAACAAGCTGTTTCTAAAGCAAGTAATGTTTATGATGAATTATTAAGATTTAGAAATAGTGTATATGGAGAAGTTTATGGAAATGCTCCTGCTGAAATAAATGATTTTAAAAAAGCTGCAAAAGAATTAGGTATTGATATAAATAGTGTATCTGAAATACAACAATTAGAAAAATTAATAACAACTGGTAAAGAAGTTGTAAAATTTCTTGATAAATATAAAAGACCAAAAATATAACTATGAGTAAGCATATAAACAAAATATTCAGTATGATTCAAACTGAATTAAAATCAGAAAAAGTTGAATTAGAAAAAGTTGAATTAGCAAGAAAACCACAATCTATATTTTCAGATGCAAAAAAACTTGACAATAAACTTGATTCTATTGAAAAAAAAATGGATAAAGCATATTTAAATTATAGAAGTGCTTATGACCAATTTATAAGTGCATCTGCAGACATAGATAGTAGAGCAAGTAAGTTAGATGACGATTTAAGTGATGTTGAAGATTCTGCAAAAGAAATAGGAGTACCTGCAAAAAACATTCCTGATTGGTCAGAAGCTAAAGACCTTGTGACAAGATTACAAACTCTTGCAAATTCAATGAGAAAGTTATATCCATCATTATAATTAAATGCCTAAAAAAACTTTCTTCCCAAGTCATTCGAGTCCTAAAAGTTCAAGACGTGCTTGTTTATGTAAAGACAAAAATACTTATTCAAGAAAATGTTGTGATGGTTCTTTATGGGCGCAGGGCATAGGAGTTATATCAAGAACAATTTGAAAATGCAAAAAAATTAATTAACCACGTTATATATATAATTATGAAATCAACTGAAATGTTAAACCAAATCAAGACCCTTCTAAATATAGAAGTTAAACTTGAAGAACAAAAACTTGAGAACGGTACTCGTGTAGAAGCAGAATCGTTTGAAAAAGGTAAAGAGATATTCATTCTTACAGATGACGAAAAAGTTGCTATGCCAGTAGGGGAATACCTACTTGAAGATGGTAGACTAATCGTAGTTGCAGAAGAAGGAATTATCGATGACGTTAGAGAAGTATCTGACGAAGTTCCACAAAAGGAAGAAGAATCTAAAGATGAAACCGAAGATTTAGAAAAAGAAGAAGAACTTGTAGATGATGGAGAAGAAGCTGCAGTAGATGACTGGGCTGGTATGGAAAAAAGAATTAAAAACCTTGAAGATGCCATTGCTGACCTTAAGTCTAAAGTAGGAGAAAAAAATATGGAAGAAGAAGAAGTTGAAATGGAAGAAGAAGTTAATAGACAACCTAAATCCAGAACAGTAAAAGAAGAATTTAACGAAAACGAGCAACTAAAGGAAGAATTATCACAACCTGCTGCTGCTCCAATCAAGCATAATCCAGAAGCTGGAAATGCAAAAAGGGAAAATTTTAGAATCGCTCCAAATAGAAAGCCTTCTACAATGGACTATATATTAAATCAATTAAATAAATAAAATTAAATAATTATGCCACAACCAACTATTACTACTACTTATGCTGGAGAATTTGCAGGTAAGTACATCGCTGCTGCTCTATTGAGTGGTAACACATTAAGTCAGGGTGCTATCGAAATTAAGCCAAACATCAAGTTTAAAGAAGTTATGAAAAAAGTTGTTACTTCTGGTTTAATTACTGATGATTCTTGTGACTTCACATCTGCTGGGTCTGTAACACTTACAGAAAGAATTATTCAGCCAACAGAATTTCAAGTTAACCTTGAATTATGTAAAACACCATTTGAATCTGACTGGGGTGCTGTATCAATGGGCTATTCAGCTTTTGATAATTTACCTCCTGATTTTTCAAGTTTCTTAATCGCTCACGTTGCAGAACAAGTATCTGCTAATACTGAAAGCAATATCTGGCAAGGAAATCTTGGTGGTGCGCAAGCAGGAGAATTTGATGGGTTTACAACTTTAGCTACTGCTGATGCAGACGTAATTGACGTTGCTGCTGTAGGTGGAGGAGTTAATTCAGGAAATGTTATTGCTGAATTAGGTAAAATTGTAGATGCTATCCCAAGCACATTATATGGTAAGGATGACTTACACATTTATGTATCACAAAACATTGCTAAAGCATACGTTAGAGCTTTAGGTGGATATGCTGCTATAACAAATGTTGCAGGAACTGAAAATGTAGGTTCTGTAGGTGCAAATGGAATTGACAATAGAGGAACACTATGGTATGCAGGAGGAGAAAATCTTTCTATCGATGGTGTAAAAATCTTTGTTGCTAATGGTTTACCAAACAACTACGCAATGGCTGCACAAAAATCTAACTTATTCTTTGGAACAGGCTTAATGTCTGATTACAACCTTGTTAAGCTAATTGATATGGCTGACATTGACGGAAGTAAAAACGTAAGAGTAATTATGAGATTTACTGCTGGAGTACAATACGGAATAGGTTCTGAAATAGTTCTTTATTCTTAATAAATTAAATTAACCAAAAATAAAGGGTAGGTGGGTATATGCTTACTTACCCTTTTTTTTATAAAATAAAATATAAACTATGGCTTGTACATTAAACACAGGGAGAAAGTTACCTTGTAAAAGTGCCTTCGGTGGCATAAAAACAGTTTGGTTTGGAGACTTTGGTGGTATTACTGGCGTTACTGTAGATTCAGCTACAAAGCAAGTAACAACTATTGCAGGAACACAACCAGATTGGTATCAATTTGACGTAAAAGGAAATTCATCACTTGAAACAACTGTAACAAGTTCAAGAGAAAACGGAACTACTTTTTATACTCAAACATTAAATTTAACACTTACTTACCTTGAAGCTAAAACTCAAGCTGAATTGCAAGACATAGCTGTTGCAAGACCTTATGTAGTTGTTGAAGATTATTACGGAAATCAATTCTTATGTGGACTTGAAAATGGAATGGAATTTGTTTCAGGAACAGTAGTTTCTGGAGCTGCTGCAGGAGATTTATCAGGATTCACTTTAGTAATGGAAGGACAAGAAGAATTAGCTCCTTACTTTTTAGATTCAGGATTAATTACTGCTGACGCTGAACAAATAGTACCTAACTAATATTTATTGATATTAAATTAAGAGCATCCTTTGGGGTGCTTTTTTTTTGCATTAATGTTTTCACAAAATAACTTATTTATTACGTTATATATAAAATGATTGTATTAAAGACTTTAACTACTGCTCAAAACTTTAAAGTAATTCCAAGAGTTTACGCTGATGAATTTACTTTATCTATAAGAGACGATAGTACAAACGTAAAACAAATATATGAAGTTACAGGAGCTATAACATCTGGAAATTATTTAACATTTTCACAAGCGTTTAGCCCTGTACTTGTTGAAGGTCATTTTTACGATTTAGAATTATATACAGACCCAAATTTTTGGAATACTAATTATTTTCTTTGGGAATTGTATAATGAATTTTGGAATGTAGATACAACAAACATTGTAGATATATTTAAAGACAGGATTTTCTGTACTGACCAAGAAATAGACCAAATGGATAATTTATATTATGACATAAATCAAGGTCAATACATAACAGATAATTCTTATAATAATGATTACATTGTAATATGAAAAAAAGAAAAAGAAATAGTTTAGGTCAATTTGTTAGAGGGTCTAAATCAGAAGTAAGTTTTGTAAATTTAAGTACTTATACAAGTCCTGAAATAATTGAAGTACCTAATCAAGATTGGATAGCTTATGGTGATGACAACAATTACTTTCAATTTTTAATAGACAGATACAATGGAAGTCCTACAAACAATGCCTGTATTAATGGTATTAGCCAACAAATTTACGGTAAAGGTTTAGGAGCTACAGATTCAAACAGAAAACCAGAACAATACGCTGAAATGATTACACTTCTAAAAAAAGATGTTGTAAGAAAATTAAGTTATGACCTTAAACTTATGGGTCAATGTGCAATACAAGTCATTTATTCTAAAGACAGAAATAAGATTGCACAAGTAGAACACATACCAGTAGAAACATTAAGAGCTGAAAAATGTAATGAAGATGGCGATATTCCTGCATACTATTATTTTAAAGACTGGGCAAAACTAAAACCAAGCGACAAGCCATTAAGAATACCAGCTTATGGAATGTCTAAAGAAAATATAGAAATATATTACATAAAGCCTTACAAGTCTGGATTTTATTACTACGCACCTGTAGATTATCAAGGTGGAATACAATATGCAGAACTTGAGGAGGAAATAAGTAATTATCACTTAAATAACATTATGAATGGATTAAGTCCTTCAATGTTAATCAATTTTAACAACGGAACACCTAATCCTCAAGAAAGAGAACTTATAGAACAACGTATTGCACAAAAGTTTTCAGGTAGTTCAAATGCAGGTAAATTTATTTTAAGTTTTAATGATAATAAAGATGCACAAGCTGAAATAACACCAGTTCAATTAAGTGATGCACATAACCAATACCAATTCCTTTCTGACGAATCACAAAGTAAAGTATTAGTAGCTCATAGAGTAGTAAGTCCAATGCTTTTAGGTATAAAAGACAATACAGGATTAGGAAACAATGCAGATGAAATAAAGACTGCTTCCTTGCTTATGGATAATACTGTTATAAGACCATTTCAGGAACTTTTAATAGATTCCTTTGATACTATACTTGCTTATAATAATATTGCCTTAAACCTATACTTTATTACGTTACAGCCATTAGAATTTACAGACGTAGACAGAAGCGTACAAAGTGATGAAGATATAGAAGAAGAAACAGGAGTTAAAATGTCTGTTGAATTAAAAGAAGTAGACGGTTACGAGGTTTACGAAACTAAAGAAGAAGCAGAAAGACAAGCTGAAAAAATGGGATGTTCAGGACATCACGAACACAAAGAAGGAGACAAGGTATGGTATATGCCTTGTGAATCACACGATGAAATAGATTTAAAGAAACCTTGTGAAGCTGGTTACGAACAATACGGAATGAAAGTAAAAGGTGGTCGATTAGTTCCTAATTGTATTCCTATTAAAATGTCAAGTGAACTTGGAGAAGTTATTTTAGAAAACTTAAAAGGAGAAGTAATAAATGAAGAATGGGAACTTGTAGATGAATTGCAAGAAGGTTCTGAAATAAGTGACGAAGATTGGGCTAACATTTGTATTGATGAAAAAAAGAGTTTATTTCAACAACTAAAAGACGAAATAACTGCTAAACCAGATGGCTTTAGTTATTTAGATTCTAAAAACTATAAAATTAGATATAAGTATGCAGTAGGTTCTAAAAAACCAAGTAATTCTACAAGAGATTTTTGTGAGAATATGATGCGTTTATCTAAATCTGGAATTGTATATAGATTAGAAGATATTGACAAGGCTTCAAGAGATGGTGTTAATAGAGAATTAGGACATAACAAAAAACCTTATGATTTATTTAAATTTAAAGGTGGAATATATTGTAGACATAAATGGATGCGTCAATTATATCGTTTAAAGAAAAATACAAAACCTTCTAAAGATTTAAGCGATTACAAGAAAACAAGAACAATACCTAAAACGTATATTAAAAATCCAAGAGGAACTAAACAATCAGAAACAGCACCAATTAATATGCCAAATAGAGGAGCATACCCAAAATAGAAAAATATGGCAACAGCATTATTTATAAATAGAACCGACCTTGTTAGAAATTCCATAATAGATGGAAATGTAGATACTGATAAATTTATACAGTTTATCAAGATAGCTCAAGAAATAGATATACAAAACTATACAGGTACGGATTTATATAACAAAATATCAACATTAATAGCTAATGGCGAAATTGATGATGTAGCTAACGCTAAATATAAAACTTTATTAAACACTTACTTACAACCAATGTTAATTTGGGCAGCACAAGTATATTATATTCCATTTGCAAGTTATGCTATAAAAAATGGTGGTGTATTTAAACATCGTTCTGAAACAAGCGAAACAGTAAGTAAAAATGAAGTAGATTATTTAGTAGATAAAGCAAGAGAATTTATGGAATATTATTCAAGACGCTTTATTGATTTTATGTCTTTTAACCAATCAGATTATCCTGAATATACAAGTAACACAAACGATGACATATATCCTGACTATGATGCATTATTTAACGGATGGGTATTATGAGATATAAACCAAAACAAAAAAATATAGAAAAACTAAAAACGTTTTTAAAGAAACAAGAAAAAAATAAAAAATATGGCAAGTCTATTTAACACAAGAATATCAGATACTTATTCAGGGCTAATCAAAACTATTGATAATGCTGCCTTAACTGCATCACTAAAAGAACTAACAGACGGTTCTGGATTATCTACTGGAGTGTATATGAATACAGCAGGAGATTTTAAAGTTACTGCAATACTTGAATTTGGTTCTTTAAAAGATACAGGAGAAAACATTATAATAAGCAAGTTTGTAGATGCTGCAGATGGTATAGGAAACAACGACAACGACACAACAATTCCTACTACTGCTGCAATTATAGATTATGTAGCTGCTCAAATAACTATTGAAGATTTAGATTTTACAGGCGATACAGGTTCTGGTCAAATAGATTTAGATTCACAAATATTTGCAATAGGTGGAACTACTAACGAAATAACAACAGTAGCTTCTGGTCAATCAATAACATTTTCTTTAGATTCAACAGGTGTTAACTTACCTAACAATTCAACTGCTATAACACAAACAGCAGGAGATAATTCTACAAAAATAGCTACAACATCTTATGTAGATACTTTAGATGCTGCAAGTGATTTAGATTTTAGTGGAGATAGTGGAACTGGCGATGTTAATTTAAATACACAAACATTCGCAATAACAGGTACTTCAAATCAAATAGAATCTTCTGCTTCTGGTCAAGGTTTAAGTTTACAATTTCCAAGTGCAGGGGTTACCTTGCCAAATGGTTCTGTAGCAACAACACAAAGTGCAGGAGACAACAGCACAAAGGTAGCAACTACTTCTTACGTTGATACACTTGATGCAGCTTCCGATTTAGATATAACAGACGGAACAAATACAGGAGATGTAAACCTAAACACACAATCGTTAAGTATTTTAGGAACAACAAACGAAATAGATAGTGTTGTAAGTGGTCAAAGCGTAACTTTAGGGCTACCTAATCAAATTAATGTAAACGTACAAGGAAACCTAACAGGAAACGTTACAGGAGACGTTACAGGCGATTTAACAGGCAATTCAGCAGGTACTCATACAGGAGCAGTTGTAGGAAATGTAACAGGAAATGTTACTGGAAATGTAACAGGAGACCTAACAGGAAATGCAGATACAGCAACAGCTTGGCAAACTGCAAGAGATTTATCTTTAACAGGTCAAGCAACAGGTACAATATCAAGTGTTGATGGAACTAACAATGTAAGTGGTGCTGTAACATTAGACAACAATTCAGTTACAGGTAAAGTATTAACAGGATTAACTTCGCCTTCTGCAAGTTCTGTTTTAGCAACAGACACAATAGTAGAAGGATTTGGGAAATTACAATCACTACTAATTCGCCAGTATTAAGCGATGGTGGTGGAGAAGCTGCAAACGGAACAACAACTTCTACAACTGCAAATAAATTAGTAGATAGTTCTGCTTCTTTTACTTCAACAGTAACAGTAGGAGACAAAGTAGTAAACCAAGTAGATGGTCAAACTGCATTAGTTTCAAACGTAGATAGCGATACAACATTGTCTTTAGATGCTGACATAATGTTGACAGGAGAAGCCTATACAATAGATAATAGTCCTTTTATAACACAAGGTCATTACTACGTTGTAAGTGTTGGAGGTACTACAAGTTTAAATGGTGTTTCAAATTGGACTGTAGGAGACTGGGTTATTGCAGGAGCAAACAACCAATGGACTAAATTAGACCATAGCCAAGTAGATGGAACAGGAACAACAGGAAACTTAACTAAATGGAGTTCAACAAGTGTAATAGCAGATTCAATAGTTTCAGAATCAGGAACTGCAATAACAGTAGATGGCTCATTAAGTACAAACACTAATTTAAGTTCAACAGGAGACTTTGCAGTAAACACTAATAAATTTACAGTAGCTGCAGCAAGTGGAAATACTGCCTTTGCAGGAGATTTAGCAATCAACACAAACAAGTTTACAGTTAATTCTACAAGTGGGAATACAGCAATAGCAGGAGATGTAAGTTTACCAGATTCTAAAAAAGCAATATTTGGAACAGGAAATGACCTTCAAATATATCACGATGGTAGTAATAGTTATATTCAAGATACTGGAACAGGAGATTTATATATAGATGCAGCAGCTAACTTTTTTGTAAGAAATCAAGCTAATGGCGAGGTTTGGATAAAAGGAACTGATGGTGGTGTTTCATTAAGGTATCAAGATTCACAAAAATTAATAACTACAAGCACAGGGGTTAGTGTAACAGGTAATGGAACTTTTTCAGGAGATGTAACTGCTCCACAAATTAATTTAAATTCAGCAGGTGGTGGAATTATTGATAATCAAACAGGAAATATATTTATCCAAACCCCTTCAGGAACAGGATGGATTTTTAGAAATGGTCCATCTGGATATGACGAAAAAATGCGTATAGACAGTTCAGGAAACGTAGGAATTGGAACTGATTCGCCTGATTCTAAACTACAGGTTGTGGGTTCTGTACAAGACCAAATAAGGTTTGGAAGCAGCACTTCTGTCTATACTGATTTATGGATGGGTACAGGTTATACTGTGTTTTAATAAATGCAACTTCAAAATACAATGGTTATCCATCTGGATTTTTAACACAAACTATAGCAACAGATGCAGGAGATGTATGTCCTATTTTAGAATTAGTTGGTAATAGAGATGCAAGTGCAGGTAACCAAAATGCAATGATACAATTCTTTAATAAAACTTCTACAGCAGTTGAAGTAGGAAGAATTACATCTGCACAAGGTTCAGCAGTTAATAGTGGAGACTTGTTATTTCATACATCAAATGCAGGTACTTTAGATGAAAGAATGCGTATAGACAGTTCTGGAAAAATTTTATTAAATAATTCAACTTATAACTTTATAGGAACTAATACTTCTGATGGCTCTAATACCCAAAGAATATATATTGGTGCAGGTAACGATGCAACTGCTACACAAGGTGGTTTAATAAGTGTTTATGGGAATGAACAAGCTTCAACTTCTGAACAAGGTCAAGTATCTTTAATAGCAGGAAGAAAATCCACAGGTAATATAAGATTTTGGACTGGAGAAGCCACAACTACAGAAAGAATGCGTATTGAAAGTAGTGGGCGTATAAAAGTATCTGGAACTAATTACAGCACAGCTTCAGGTGGAGTAGATACAGGTGGACTTATTTTAGTAGGAGATGTTCACGGAGATAATAATTATACAGCAGGTATTGGTTTTTCTATGGCAACAGGAACTGCAGGTATATCTGGAGTACAAAATGGTACAGATGCAGATAGAATAGGATTATCTTTTTTTACTCACGGTTCTGGAGCAGGGAGTGCTGCTTCTGCCGAAGCTATGCGTATAACATCTGGGGGGGATGTTTTAATTTCTAAACAAAGTCTAAATCTTGGTTTAGTAGGAACTGAATTTAGAGCAAATGGTCAATCGTTATTTACTGCTGCTGGAGATAATTCAATAGATTTAAACAGGCTTACAAATGAGGGTGAGATTGCGCTTTTTAGACAAGCAGGAACTGTAGTCGGTAACATATCTGTAACAAGTTCAGCAACTACTTACAACACATTATCAGATTATAGATTAAAAGAAGATTTACAAGACTTTGCAGGTTTAGATATGGTTTCTAAAATACCTGTATATGACTTTAAATGGAAAACAGATGAGAGTAGAAGCTATGGTGTTATGGCTCACGAACTTCAAGAAGTTTTACCAGATGCAGTTTCAGGAGAAAAAGATGCTGAAGAAATGCAATCTGTTGATTATTCTAAAATAGTTCCTTTATTAGTTAAGTCAATACAAGAACTAAAAGCAGAAGTAGATTTATTAAAGCAAGAATGTAAATGTAAAAATTAGTATATTTATATCTTAATCATAAAATTAATAAAATGTCAAAAATTACAAAAGAAGAATTAAAAGAATTACAAGAACAACAAGGTAAGCTAAATGCTATTAAACACGACATCGGTTTATTAAGCACACAAATACATAGCTTAAACCATATGTACGCTGATGAAATTTCTAAACAAGAAGAAAGTAAAAAAGGTTTAGAAGAATCTTACGGTAAAATAAACATAGACCTAAAGGATGGGTCGTATGAAGAAATCAAAGAAAAAGAATAATGAGTTTTCAGGATATGAAATTGTATGTAATAAATTTATCAGCGTTTACGTTAAGCTTTACTAATATAGATATGGCTTTAAAAATTATACTACTTACAGTTACTATCCTGTACACAACTCACAAATGGTATTTAATGTATGAAGAAAATAAGCGAAAACATAAGTTATAAAGAAGCAGTACGTTCCGAAACAGCTAAACGTTTAGGTATATCAAACAAACCTAAAAAAGAACATATTGAAAATATGGAGTTAATAGCTGAAAAAATATTTCAACCATTAAGAGAATGGGTAGACCATCCTATAAGAATTAATAGTTTCTATCGTTCAGAAGAATTAAATTCAAGAATTGGTGGTGCAATTTCATCGGCACATAAAGAAGGTTTAGCGATAGATTTAGATTCATTAGGAGGTAAAACAAATCTTGAAATGCTTCATTACATTAAAGACCATTTAGATTTTGATATTTTAATTAATGAATATCCAAATGAAGAAGGAGAACCAA